AAAGATGGTGGCTTCGGTAAGGAAGCAGAACCTAGCGCGGGGGTTGATGATACCTACGCCCGCAAGTCTCCCATACTGCCATCTAGTGGAAGCAACGAGGTACTGTGGGGAGGTGTACTCTAGAACCATCGCCACAAGATCACCTGCGGTTTGGGTCTGATCTAGACACGCATGCCCTTGGTCAGACTCAACGATCTCCTGCGTCTGACGCAAGTTGTCCGCGGCAACGCCTGTCTCGTCATTCGCGCCAGCGACGATGTTACCAAGGAAAAACGCGCCTGGTAAAGCAAGCGCGATGTTCACAACGTCGATGGTGCCTGCGGTGTTAGGGCCGGGTTGCGCATCGGTGTCGGGAGTAGCAGTAACGCTAACCTCACCGGTACCGGGGAGTAGTGCAATCCCCATGATAACATCATCTGTTGAGCGTCCGTCAGCGGTGTTGTTCGCTGCGGGGTAGCCTGTAGCCTGCACCGTACACATGACATCGCCGTTACGCAACTCAGTCATGGAAGTGTCAATAGGAACGGCCATGGTTTTGGACGCGCCATCTCCAGCAGGATTGGCAGGGGCCATGGGAAAATTGGAACCAGCAGTGTGTGCCATCTAACTAACCTCTTGCGCCGCTTACTGCGCTGTTATTTAAGGCGGGACTAGCCACCAGAATGCTCTTGATCTTGGCCTTCCGACGCTCCCCCATAAGAGAGTACAGTGTCATCATCCAGCCTGCGGCCTTCTTGCCCGCCATGTCAACCACCCACTGGTCCTTATGATGTGCAGGAACCCCTGTTCTAGACACTGGCTTGGTTGTCTTACCAAGGAGGCGTCCTGCTCTATCTACAACATCCTTATCCGTCATCTTCAGTTTGATGCGCGGGTAGTGGTACTTGTAGTTAGATGTTTCCATCGAAAAGTGCCCCTCTCCTTCAAGGAGTCCAGCAAGCCAGTGGATATCAGACATAGGGATCATCCGCCGCTCGTACCGTATGTACCAATCCAATGAACCGCGGCTTTACCGAAGCGCTCCCAGCCTAGGAACACTGCGGTGCGAGACCGGCGATCATCGAAGGAATCCATTTGAGGGCGCTTCCGCCACAGGAACGTGAGGAAGTGCTTGGGGGCGAGCAAGACCCAGGCGTCGGTGTCATCCATGTACGGGTTGACAATGACCTTGACCTTGCCCTTGGTGACGTTCTTGATATCGTTCGCGGAGTCGGGCCGCGTGGGGTTGCCGATGATCTCCATGGCGTCGAACTCAACATCCGGGGGAACGATCAGCCGGTTGGGGAACGAGACCGCGGGAACCTTGAGGTTACGATCATTGACGTACCGCTTGAACTGGATGAGCGCGGTGCGGAATGAGGTAACGGTGAGATCCACGTCGGTCGCGGCTCGGTTGGACTGGGTGCCAGATTCGCCACCAGCCACAGGGTTGTGGGCAGTGTTGAATACACTGATGGACGAACTCTTATCAGGGAGAGTCTGCATGAAGCCAGGGACACTGGACGTAGCAAACCCCTCGGTGTTGAAGAATCGGTTAGCCTGGATCTCTACGACCTCGGCTAGGGAGTCTGCAAGTCCATTGCCTGCTTCAGTTAGAGCAGATCCGTCGGACTTGTACAGGTCGTCATCGTCAGCCTCTTCGCTGATCTCAAAGCCAATGCCGTAGACCTCGTGGGAGATCCGCAGCTTGTTGCCTTCGAGAGGATCGTAGGCCACAATATCGTTGCCCTCTTCTTTGAGGGTGGCGATGGGGAGACCGGCGCCTGCCAAGTAGTCCTCGAAGTTCCGAGTACTCGTCTCGACGTTTACAAGTTGGGTATAGATGGACTCTCGCCCGCCCAACCGCGTGCCGACGATCTCGCGCAAGCCGGGTGCGAGATGTTCAGAAAATTGTCCGGTGGTAGCCATTGGGTATTAGCCTCCTACTTGGCTGATGCGCGTCGTGCGCGGGTTCTAAGGTGGGGGCTTTTTCCCCTGCCTGTCTGTCCACTAAATGGTCGGTCACCACGAGTGGCGATCCGTTTGCGATCTATGTGCTCTTCCTCGGTGCGCTCGAAGGTTTTGATGCCAGGTTTGTCCCCAGCAACATGGAAGGCTTCCTTGGCAGCAGCTTCCTTCTCTGCGTCGATTGCGCCTAACTCCTTGCGGCGGCGTATGTACTCTTCCATAGGGATGGAGGCGAGTACGTTGTTGCCGTACATGATGCGGTTAATGTTCTCATCTACCATCTCAGCGCCTACACCTAGCAGATCGGCTAGCTTTTTGGTGTCTTCGATGGTGGCGCCGCGTTCAAGCGAGTAGCCAGGGCGGGAGCCAAAGGAGCGTAGCCATAAGCCTAGCTTTTCAGGCTTGGTGGAGAGGTAACGGTAGTGGCGTCCTGGTTGCGGATTAGGAACGGCCCACGCGTCTTCGCCTTGAGGAATGTAAGGCATTAGAATGCTCCCGGTTCGATCTTAAGACCTTTGGTGGGTTCGTTGAGGAATAAGACACTACCGCCTTTTTGGACGTGTTTGTCGTAGTTGTCGCAGGCCTCGGCGTACTTTTCTGGGGAGAGGCCACAGGAATCCGCGGCTTCTAGTTGCGCCTCGGAGAGGTTGCTAGCGTCAACGCCATCGTGGTCTTCGCGAGGGGCACGACCACGGCCAGCAATGGGTGGGCCTGTTGCGTTGGCTACGGCGTCCTCTTCGGCCTTTTTGATATCCTCGGCGTTTTGGGCCAAGCGGTCGGTGATGATATCTTCGATGTGGGCGGCTTTGACCCGGCCTACAGCGGCGTCCCAGGAGTCGGGGTTGATGCGCTGGTCAGCGGGGAGGGCGGCCATATCGGCCTCGATCTCAGCACCGTACTTGTCGTATACAGTTTTGTGGTCGGCCCTGGAGAGTTTACGAGCGGATGCGATGCCTGCCTTGACCTGGGGGTTGGTGTCGGGGTTAGGGGCGTTGGCGTTTTGGACGCCGATAATCCCCTCTAGGTACGTACCCATGGCTCCAGCACCATCGCCTGCGGCCAGCAATTCGTTGACCTTTTCGTGGGAGGCCTCGAATTTAGCTTGGGCAGCGGCTTTGCGCTCAACGGAGTCGTCTACGATCGGGGCGGCAACGGGGGCTGGGATAGAGGCGGCAATGTCTTCCTTGACACCGGATACCATGTCCTTGAAGCTCTCGGCCATAACGGCCATTGGATCAGGCTTATCGGCCACTTTATCGTCGTCTTTGGTTACCTTATCAGCCATCTTCTTCGTCCTCGTCGGATCTACGTTTGCGAGTATGCTTGTCCGCTTGTCTAATTATGTCTGCAAGTACCATTATAGCACGAGTTAGCTCAAATCGGCAGCCTTGGGCGAAATTAATCGCATTTATTGGGGTTTTGGAGTTGTCAAGGGCAGATAAATGGGAGTTGGCGCGTTTTTGGAGCACTTCTAGCACAGCTTCCCACAAGAGGGAATCCGATAGTTCTAGGGCCTGGACGCGAATCTCGTGCCAGTCTTCGTGGGAACGCTCTAGCATTTATCGGACTCCATTGTGGGGGTGGGTTACTTAGGGGAGGGGTTAGCTACTTCGTTCTTGATGACCTTGTGGGCCAGGCCAACAGGGAACATAACAGTGCCAATCCACTGGAGGACGGACACGATCTTGAGGGCGGTGTCGCCATCTAGACCGAATAAGTCCATCCCCGCGACAAGCCACAGGGCTATGCCACCGATGATCGATTTTTTACCGTTGAACCACTTGAGGATACTATCCATTAATTAACTCCTTGTTCCCTGAAGGAAACTAAACCGCCGCGTTTGGCGTTCTTTAACATACGGGCTATTGTGTCTCTGGTGCTTTGTACTTCCTGGGGTACACCTCCTTGCCATCTGTGGTGCTCTCCAAACTCTCCAAGCACCCCAAAATCTAAGAATAGAGTAGCCTCGGCTCTCTTGTTACGTAAATAGGGAAGGATCTCCAGTATAAAGGCTCTGGCCTTTTTGCTGTGCAGCGATGTGGTGTAGCGAGGGCGCTTTAGTTCTCCCCCACCAACAACACAATGGACCTTAGAATCCATCAACTTCGCTATGTACTCAATCGGCTCTTTGTCGCACATGGTAATGTCTAGACAGTTTACGTTCTTTTGAGCACGCTTATTCTTGACAGAGATACATCCTTCTCCATCAATCAACCCCGCAGCGTATCCCTTCTCAGCTTCAGTCATCCTTGTCCTCCTTGATGACGGCGATGATGTCGCCCTCGCCACAAGTCCAGAATGGTACCTCAACTCCTAACACAATGGGCGTGCCGCCAAATTCCGGGATTATTACCGTATCCCCTACTTGAATAGCCTCGTCTACATTACTAGCCTTCAACAACACCCTCGCCTCCAGGCCGAACTCCTTATCGACACGTTTAGCTGTGTCGGGTATAATTATGGTGCGTTCTTCTTGGATCTCTTGGACGATGGGCTTTGTGATGACCAAGCGTCCAGGCATGGGGTGGAAGGATGCGAGGAAAGGTTCCCACTTGTCGATGGAGTCGCGTGGGATTTGATCTTGGACGGTTACGGTTTGGGCCACTATGCTACTCCTGCACCGAGATCACCGATTAGTGATTGCTCTGCTTCAACGCCTTCGAAGTCCTCGGGTAGGCCTGGGTCAGAACCTTGCTCCATCATCTCGCTGATCTCGCCTACTTTGATTAGTAGCTCCTCGGGGTTGGAGATGGTCTCGACCGTGTTGAGTAATGCGGACATGCCACGCTCCATGCGTTCTACGAGAGTGATGAGAGGCTTGGTGGCCTTGGGGGGAAGTTGTGGGTTGGCGAGGGCCATGATGATTTGCTGGATGCGGTCGTAGAAGGGGAATAATGCTTGGTTGATGATGAGCATTTCCTGCTTCTTGGCTTGCTCGTCGGTGGCAGCGTCGCGGGCGTTGACGCGAATGAGGAATGAGTCGCGGGTGCTAGCGGCGTTGAGGGTGAATACGGTGGATAACAGCGCCTCGGCCTCTTCGGTGGTGAGTACGTTTTGGATCGCGTTCTTGGGGGGCTGGCGTTTGTAGAGGTCTAGTGTGAGGTAGGTGGCCTCGGCGAACATGTCAGTCAGCGAGTCGAGGGCGGCTTTGATAATCATGCGGCCTTCCTTCATGGAGGCCATGCCCACGGCGGCGGTGACGCGTTTGCCGGATTCCACATTACCCACACGAGATTCGTCGAGGCCTAGGATGCGGGTGACGTAGAGGCGGGTGTGCTCTTCTAACTGGATCGCGGCCATGCCTGCACGGGGGTCGCCTAGAGGGATGGACTTTACGTCCTCATCGGGGGTGGAGGATACGATTACATCACCGGGCATGATGTCGTCGTCGCCACCGATTTCCTCTTCAGCACGGGAGCCTTCTTTGAGGATGATGAGGTGAGCTACACCACGCTTACCTGCTTCGATGCCGATGTTGTGGATGGCGTCTACTTCGTCCTGGGCGCCTTCTAGCTTTTCGCTTACGCCTTGACCGCGGGCCTTGGTGATGTCGTCGGGTAGATCGAACTGCGACATCAGCACCGGGCGACGACCATCAGGGAAAGGGTTCCAGATGGTGCGCATGCGTTTGCGGGCTTTGATGTGCCAGGTGATTAGTAAGGCTGAGGGTATGCCGGTGTCATCGATATCCCAGTCGAGATAGATTTCCGCAAGGTCGTGAGGCTGGAAGGCGGTGGGGCGGTCGCCCGTGTTGTCTTTGAACTGGGCTTGTACAGCCGCAACGGAGTCTTTGGTGTAGTGGCCAATGGTTCCCCACTGATTGATCTCGCCCATGGACTGTTCGAACTGGTGGCCAATGAAGGGCATGGCTTGGGTGTCGGTACCGTAGCCGTCGTTGTAGAGTAGATCTAGCCAGGAGATGTATTCCCAGCGTACGTGCTGTGGTTGCTTGCGTAGCACGGGTTTACGGTTGGCGTGGGCGCCGGGGGTGGGGCCTACGTTCTTAGCGGTGCCGGGGGTGGTGACTACCTTCATGGCCGCGGAGCCAAGGTCAACTACTTCGGCGGAGCACTTTTCGATGACGTTGCGCCCGTTGAGTGCGCGGGTGTTGAGTATTTGCGAGGACATGAAGCGGCCAATGGTATTGGCGGTGGTTTGCACGGTGGTATCTTCGTCTTCGCGGGTGGAGCGCAAGGGAGTGGCGCTGACGATGGTGTCGGGGGACTGGATGATAGATTCAGTGAGGCGAGCGCGGACTGCGACACGAGCCCATATTAGCAAAGGAACGGAAATGTTGGAGGTGGCGGTATTTCGGCGAACACCTCCCTTTGCGCGTTCGCCACGGATGGTGCGGCGCCACTTGCGAACCTTGGGTAGGATTTTGTCACGGGACTTGATAGCCTTGGGGATTTGGTCGGAGAGGTAAAGGTCTAGTTGCTTGGCAGATTCTTTGGTGATGAGCACCTGGGGAGATACGCCTAGCTCCTCACGGACACGTTGGGTGATGGGGGATCGTTTTGCCATTACAATGGTACTCCTGTGCTATCAGCGGCGGCGAGGCGGCGTTGGCGTTTGCGTTTGCGTAGTTTGGCTAGTCGGTCAGAGTTGACGCCCGTGGTGTTGACGAGGTAGATTTCTTCCACTTGTGCATGAGTGTCAAGAGCATCTTTGGTACCCGTGGGGAAGTGACGAACTTCCCATTTCGGGAGTTGTAGTCCACTTCTAAGGTAGAGAAGCCCTTGTCCCAGTCTATTACCAGTACGTCTACGTATACGGTCATCCTTGCTAACTCCATGCGCGGGTGGGATCATTTCGATCTCAGGGAAGAACTGGCGACCACGTAGATCACGTTGGGAACGGAACTTGAGGGCGGCACCGAAGTAGCCTTGGCATGCTACCTTTTCAATCAATACCCGTGGTCGGAAGCCTAGCTTGTCCTGTACGTCTATGAACACATCGTAGGCTGCCTCAGTGGCTTCCTCAGCCTTCCAGTGGTCAGCTTTGCATTCGAGCCAGAATACGCGCCCGGTCAAAGCGTCCAGGGCGAACCAGGAGATGCAGGTGCGGGCGTTCTTGACGTTCTTGCTGTCCGCGGGATCAATGGAGATGGCGTGTTGGGTGAGGGCGTCCAGGGGGACGATCTCGTCTTTCTCGTCTACATGAGGAATGATGACCGACCACTTACGCTTGGTGCGCTCGCCTACTTCGATGTTGGCTATTTCGAGGCGGAAGTCTTGGAACTTGTCAGCTTCTAGCTCACTGGCGGTGGTGGGGTCGTTGAGCAGTTGAGCGGCTACGATCTCGGGTGAGGTCTCGGCTAGGATACGTTCAAGGGCCGCGGAGTCGGGGTAGCGTCCTTTCCATAAGGTCTCGTTGGTGATAGCGCAATCTCGCTCTTCGTTGTCTGCCCAGCGGCCACAGTTACCGGCGAGGTGAATGATGCACTTGTAGGCGGCCCGGTGCCAGATAGCCCAGTCTGCGAACTCATTGTGGATCATGGAGTTCACGTCGTCTAGCGCCCAGCGGTTGCCGTCTACGACTACGAACCCGCCGTCTACATGTAGAAGGTCACGGTTTTCTAGCAGGAAGGGGATGGTGCGCACGTAGTCCTGGCGGCGTTCAAGTTCTGAGGAGGACTTGTACGAGGTCTCACCTACGAGGTCATCAACGAACACGCCTTCCGCACGGCCACCTTGGGCTTTGGAGTCAAGGCCCACGGCAGTCATGTACAAGTCAACGAGGGAGGGGTTCTTGCGGCCACGCAACGAGTAGCCAGCGTTCTGCCAGGAGCCATACTCTACGCGGTTGGTGTTGGGCCAGATCAACTCGGGGACTAGGAAGCGTAGTACTGGGTTCGTGTCCCAGTCGGTTTTGGAAGAGCCCACGAACTTGGCAGCGCGTTCTTTGGAGTCGCAGGTTACGACGTATCGAGAATCTACGCCACGTATGTGGTGGTGCTTTTCGAGGAATTCTAGAGCACGATCAGTTTCAGCGGGGAAGTCGTAGGCGTCGTGAGGGACTTGGATGGCGAGCCATTCGGGAGCAGCGCGGGCAACGCGGGTGGATTTGATGTGACCGCGAGGGTCTTCGAGCAAGCCGCGCTTCTTGGTGGTGATTACCCATTGCAGCCAGTCACTGGGTTCTTTGTAGGTTTCCGCGTCCATTAGGTTACGTGGCTCATTGAAGCAGGTGACGAACTTGGTGAAGGCGAACAACGAGCGTCGAAAGATAGCACGCATGGTGGCGCGTAGCTTCCAGTCCTGGGACTTGACCGCAGCGATTACTGCGTCGTGGGAGAGGTCCACTTACACGTCCTCTGGCAACAGAGAAAACAATAATATCACGAAGAACGCCATTGATGCTACGAAGAGCATTATTCCTCGTCTAGTCGTGCGCGTAGATAGTC